ACAACGCCAAGACCTATAGCTCAAGCGACATCAAGGACCACATCGAGAAGGTCCTGGGTAAATCTGTCAAGCTGGCATGGGCCTCGTTCACTCACGCCGGTGAATTTACCCGTGCGAGAACCGGGGACATCATCCGCCTGAGCATCCACGCACTTGACCCCATGAGCACGGCGTACCACGAGAGCCTGCACGCCTTCTTTGCGCAGCTGCGCGACGCTGGCGCGCACGACATCATCAACGTGGTGACGAAAACTGCGTCCAGTGAGCACGTGATCAAGCAGCTCAATGAGCTCTTTAAGAACCAGCCAGAAGTTCTCAAGCAGCTCAAAGACCCGGAGGAGCGCGCTGCCTACATGTATCAGATGTGGGCCGCTGACCCTAAGGGCTTCAAAGTGTCGATCAACGCCAGAAACACGTTCCAGAGAATTGCTGCGTTCATCCGCAAAGTCATGGGCACCTGGACCAACGACGAGCGTGCCCAGCACATCATGAATTACTTCCATGAGGGGCAGTACGCCCGTGACATGGGCAGCCCAAGTGCTGTACGTCACGTACTGATGGACAGCCACAAGAGCCAAATTCTCGACACCGCCCGAAGCTTCACTGAGCCGTTGGGCAGGCTGGCCGACGCGCTGGTGGGTATGGGGGGCGATCGCTTGCGCAACACCGGTATCCCAGCGCTCAGAGACCTGGCTGACATCATCAACCGGGACTCTACCACCGAGGGCGGCGATCAAGGTTTCATACAGGCATCGCGCATCAAAGCGACGAAGATGCGCACCGAGTTTGGCGAGCTGCTGCACGGTCTAAGCGATGAACAGGCCCACGACACCATGGAGGCGCTGCAGGGTAACAAGCCTGCGGCAAGCCCAGAGGCGCAACTGGCAGTGCGCAACATCAAGCAGTTCTTGGCTGAGTCTCATAAGTACATGACCCAGGCTGGAGTCAAGCTCGGCAACCTCGGGCCTGATTACTTCCCGCGTGTCTGGGACACTCACTACATCAGCAAGAACCAGCAGGCGTTCAGGGATATGCTGGAGCCCTACATCCGTAGCGGCGCAATGAAGGGTTCAGCCGACAGCCTGATCAGCCGGCTGACGAGCCATGGGGGGGCGGAGCTCGGGATTGATAGCCGCGAAACAAACCAGCCGGGTATGCAACACACCAAGGAGCGGTTGTTGTCATTCATCACCCCCGCTGATGCAGCACAGTTCCTGGAGAAGAATCTCTTCACGACCATGAGCAGCTACATCAACCAGGCCGCGCGCAAGGCTGAGTGGACCCGGCGACTGGGTAATGGCAAGCTTGAACAGCTGTTGGCAGATGCCAAGGGCCAGGGTGCGTCGAAAGAACATCTGAACCTGGCAGAAGACTTCATGAAGGGTGTCGACGGCACGCTGGGCGACGACATGAACCCTACCGCGCGCCGAATGGTGGGCAATATGCTCGTCTACCAGAACGTGCGGCTGCTGCCAATGGCGGCCTTCAGCATGTTGATTGACCCGATGGGCCTCGTAGTACGCGGCGGTACGATCAACGACGCCTGGGGGGCATTTAGACGGGGGATGAAGGGTGTCACGCAGACCTTTAGCAAAGAGGGTAGTGTGGCCGCCGACCAGGGTACCAAGTGGGCTGAGCTGGTGGGCGCCGTGGACAGCTCCATGATGGGCAGTGTCATGGGGGATGTATTTTCACAGGGTATGGTTGGTGGCACCGCGCAGAAGATCAACAATGCCTATTTCAAGTACAACCTTGTTGAAGGGCTGAACCGTAGCTTCCGTGTGGGTGCGGTTGAGGCGGCGGTCAGGTTCCTCGGGCGGCATGCGGGGGGACTCGAGGGCCTGGGTGACTCAACCCACAGCAAGCGCTGGATGCGCGAGTTGGGCCTGCGTAAAGGGGATATTGTCAAGGTAGGCGACCACATTGCCCTGACTGAAGCTGATGGGCTGACATCCGCCCAAGTGACGAGGGTTCATGCAGCTATCAACCAATGGGTTGACGGGGCGGTGCTGAGACCCGATGCAGCCAACAAGCCGATCTGGATGAATGACCCGCACTATGCGCTGATCGCTCACTTGAAACAGTTTGTGTTCGCCTTCCAGAAAGTGATCCTCGGGCGGGTCATGCACGAGATGCGTCACGGCAACTATGCGCCGATGGCCGCTCTGGCCAGCTACGTGCCCATCATGATCGCTGCCGACACAGCCAAGGGTCTGATTCAAGGTGGTGGCGACACACCCGAGTGGAAGAAAGGTTGGGACCTGTCTGACTACATCGGGTACGGCATACAGCGAGCTGGGCTGTTGGGGGTCGGGCAGTTCGGGCTCGACGTCGCCACAGACATCCACCATGGTGGCATTGGGGTCGGGGCGCTGACGGGCCCGACGATCGAGCAGCTGGTGGATGGGCTGCAGACACTGAGCGGCAAGAAGCCGGCGGGTAGCACAGTGATGGATGCACTGCCAGCGAACGCGTTGTACAAAGAATCGATCGGTGGCGGGTCGGACGGAGGGCCTATGTTTGCGGACTGAGAAAACATAACGTTACACAAGTTTCAAAACTCCTCTCTATAAAACTCTACTACTCCTTTATTACACTATATATTTCTTAATCTTAATTTAAAGAGTGTAAAGTGTAATATATGTAATAAGTAGGGATAGAAGGCTTGTAGAGCAACTTTTTGATTACACTAATTACGTACAAAATCAGCATTTTCGCAGCAGGTAGATTGTTTGACGTGCTGTGCGGATGAAGGCGAATATTTGCTGAGAACAGGTGTATTTCGGGGCTATTCGCACAGGCAGTAAAGCAGCCTGCTAGGGGTGGAGCGTCCACCTACGGTCATCGAAAAACATGTCGGGCCTCCTCCGCTTAAGAAGGCCCGACGTGTTACTCCGTCCCGAACCTGCCGTGGTGATGATCGCGTGGCGCTCGGCCATTCTTCATGCGCTTCATCAGGTAATACAACAAGACGGTGGTCGACAGCGTGCGGTACACAGCCACTACCACACGCGAGGTGGTGAACAGTGGCTGAAAATTCATGCAGAGACGTTCTCGTTGAGCCACTCAATCAGAGGGCCTTTAGCGGTCGGGATGTTAACAGTTTGGCTCTCGGCCTTACGCCCGACGGCCTTGGCACCAGATCGCGCCTTGCTGGCTTCTGTCTGGCTGCCCTGCCAACTGATGGCCACGGCACCTGTTTCTGTGTTGGTAGCGAATGTCTTATAAATTTGCATAGCTGCTCTCAAGGTTGTGGGCTAAGCGCCCGTTGGTGGAAAAATATTTGCTGAGCCTTTTTAGCGTCTGCCCCCTGGGCAGCGGCTCCGGGATCATTGCTTGACGAACACGCCCTGAGGCGTCAGGTAGCCCTTGCGATCTTTGATCTGGTCATAGGCATAGTGTAGACACGCCACCAGGTCGAGGTCAAGGGTGGCGCACACCATGATGAGCGTGACTACTACGTCACCGACAGCATCAACTGTGTCGTCCCGGTGGCCACGGTTGATGGCGTCCAACAGCTCGGTAGTCTCTTCAAGAGTCTTGATCGCCTGACCTAGGGGTTTGGCATTCTTGACGATGCCCCGAGCTTCGCCCCACTGGAGGACTTTCATTTCAACTTCAGAATAGCTCATATCAGTCTTTCTTAAAAGTGGGGAGCGGAAACCAATGGTCAAAGCCATCGTCCGAGAAGTGGGCGCGTACGTAGGTTACACCCTGAGATTTTTCAATCAGCATCATGCGGACGCCAATCGGTGTGTTTTTGTCGATGGGTAGCCAGTTAATGTCGGGAGCGACAACAGCTGCACCATCGGCGGTAAGTTTGTGGGTCATTAGGCAAAAAACGCAGCAGCCCGCGCCTCTAGTTCGGTGTTGAAAGAATATAGGCCCACGGTCTCCCAGTTGTCAGCCAACCAAGCCCCAAGGGGCTCGGTGACTTCGTACTCGAACACCCCGGGAAACTCCTGACCATCGGGCCTGGTGCGCAGATAAGCTGACACCTGCTTGGCGTATGAGATGAGGTCCTCCACCATTCCGATGTGCCCGCCGCCAGCGTGTAGCGGGTGATCACTCTCGGAGCCCATGAGGCGGTTCGTGATGTGTTGAATGTCAATCCGAGGTTCAGCGCCCGCCACCAGGTACACCAGCTGGATGGCGAAGTCGTCTTGGTCAAAGTTCATTGGGTTTTCCTTGTTTGTTCCATCCATGATGTGGTGTAGTGAGTGCACGTCATGACAGGTCTCTCAAGTCCCTGAAACCGGTGAAGACTGGGTGTCTAGGTTTGTTAACGACACCAACCGGGAAGAATTTATAGCGCACGAGCTTGCCAACATATTCATCTTGATGGGCCCAGAAGATTCCTCGCTCGAGGGCCGTAAGCCCAGTCCCAATTGAGAACTCGACTCCGGTGTGGACGTCTCTGACAAGAAACGCGCCCAATGTGTTTTTGCCCACGAGACCCGCCTGCGCTGTGCTGCGTTTTGTTCTGCCCAGTTCATTTGTTTGCGCCTCGTTCCCGTTGAACATCTCTTCCTCGAAGCCAATGATCTCGGCCTCGCTGTCCTCAAATCTTTTTAGCTTGAGCAAATAACCTTCGTTTACCGTGCTGCGCCCATGCTTGTAGGGGGCGTCGGGGCTGCGCAGGATGATGCCCTCGTAACCTTCTTCAACCTTGGCTGCTTCGTAGGTCAGCATGTCGTCTTCGTTGGCCAAGAGGTTCTGTTCGAGTAGGCAGATTTGAGGGTACCTGCCCCATTGACCATTACCCAGACAGTCGAGCATGACCTGTCGGCGTTCACGGAACGGCCGTGCATGCGTGTGGAGGTCAAACACGTAGTACGTGTAGGCCGGCACCTTGTCAAACGCCATGACATTAGACACAGACTCGGTGTAGCAAGTTTTGCTGGTTGGGCTGCCCACAATCAACTCACCATCCATTCCCGTCAACTTATGGTTGCTGAGCTGTTCGTAGATATGCTTGTTCGGAATCGGCTTAAGCGTACGGCTTAAAGCCTTGCCGTCCACGATGCTGCAACGGATGCCGTCGAGTTTGGGGCTGGCATACATGCCGCGGCTCCAATCAATTTTTTCAAGATTCGCATTAACCGCTAATGTGGGACGGAACATTTTCGTGGCCTCGTTGGTGTGTTGACAGTCTTTTCAATGCTCCAGCCCTGACGCTGGTAGCGTTCATAAGTAATTCGGTACTCGAGCCCCATGGATTCGGCTAACGCGGCAAGGGATGTCTCTATGCCTTGGTAGGTAACGCGAATGGTGCTGCGCTTATTTCTGGCCTGATCCTTGGTTGACGCCCATCTGCAATTGGAGGGCTCATATCCGCGGTTAACATCCTTACGCTCAAGCGAAAGCCCCGGGGCACACGCACCCATATCAGAATAAAAGTTCTCAAACGACTTCGTCCAACGTTTACAGAAAGTTACCCCTCGGGCTCCGTAGTACTTGTACGATGAAGTATTTGGGTTATTGCACCTACCCTGCGCGCTCACCCATGCGTATCATTCGCGAGTCTTTGTTTGTCTATGGGTTGCGAATTTAGAACCAGTAGCTGCACACATATCCGCAACAAGGCACCCGCAAGACTGGGTATGGCCAGTGGATAGGTTCCCGGCTTCGACGGTCGCCTGCCCTCCGCATATACAGATACAATTCCACTGAACGCGCTTTCTGCCATTTGGCTGGATGTAGTCGGCCGCTCTGTCCTGCACCAATAGTCGTCCGATGACCCGACCTTCCAGGTTATTCAGTCTCATATTTATCCTTGATGGCTCGCTTGCATGAGCCGTAATGCTTTTATACAAATCGCGTTGCCCATCCGCGCTTGGTTGACAACGAACGCACCTGCTTGCTCACAGTTGGGCAGTGCGTAGACCTGAACTCGCCACTTTTCAGTGGCGAGGTCATAAACATGGCATAGACTCCAGCCCTGGGCCGCGGCTATCGCATCTTCTTCGACTGTGAGTAGGGCTGGCATAGATTGCAATGTAGGGTTATTAACGCGGCCAGATCAGCACGTGTCGAAATTGATTTACGGAACTGCTCGGCGGTAAAAGTCGAATCCCAAGACACACCCTCGAAGTAGACGCCACCTTCTTTGCATCCAATAATTACTCCGACGTTTCGGCCTTCAGCGTGTCGGCTGCGAAGCCAGTTTTTCTGAAGCTCTGAAAGGTTTATAGTGATCAGAGTGTCAGGACGTTTTGGAATAGTGATGTGTTTGTATTCAACCCAGAGATCAGCAGCGTTGCCGCTGTACCAGACGTCGGCAATGCCGGCGTTAAACTGGTTGTGGTTTTTCATTCGGTAGAGGTCCACAGGCAGATACCTGTGGACCCCCTGAATAAACGTGTTTTCAGGCGTCGCCATCGTCGTCTGTCTGCCTGATAACACCAGCCCGTAGGAGCACCCCGAGCGCTGCCGAAACTTCCCCGAAGTTCGCCGCTTGTTGTGCAGACTGTTCGTTGTCAGCTTCGCTTTTGATCATCTGTTCTCGAGCCAACAGTCGTTTTTCCACCAGTCTGGAATACCCGCAGATGTCTGTGAAGTTGTCTGGATACATGGGATCACCGTTCAGCACTCGGCCGATCTTGTGAGCAATCATCTCCAGACATTCTTTGATGTCGTCATCCAGAGCATCCCAGCTGTCGCTGTCATACATCGCCACTTTGATGCTCTGGGTTATCTGGGCATGTCCCTCAAAGTCACCGTAGCGGGCGCCGCGTTCGGCGAGGGTTTGGTCGATGGTTTGTGTCATTTTTTGTGTCCTAAGAGTTCCATAAGCCGGGTAGCCTTGGTGATTGCTTCGGGGGATGCTAGGCCGGAGGCCACAGCTGCCAGAACCAATGCGAATAGTTTTTCATCGTAGTCGCTCATACTTGAGCCTTTCTGTAAAGTTTTTTGAACTGTCGTTTGCCAAGCGCCTTTACCAGGGCTCGGCGTTTGCGGCGGTTGTCGTCGGCCTGGGCCGGCTTCATGTTTTCACCATCGCGTGGGGCTTGCCTACGAACAATGCCTTATGGATTGCCTGCAAGGTGACCACCTGCTGGTGGGCATCTGACAAGGCATTATGCTTGACACCGGTTACCGGTGAGCGAATAGCTTTGGCGCCGGGCAGGTTCTTGTAGGTCCTGAAACAGTGGCTATTCCAAAACTTCCAAGGCACATCCATACCGCACTGAACAAACGCGTGAGCCAGTATAGGCAAGTCGAAGTCAGCCCCATTACTCCACACGTGGATGTCCGAGGCTGCCAACCAGTCAGCAAACTCTTCGAGTACAGTCCGCAGGGTCTGCTTCGACTCATGAAATACACCCTGCGCGGCAGGCCCCTGCGCCATCCACCAGATGAGGGTGTCCTCGCTGATGCGCCGCTTTAACTCGAGGTTCGAGTCCACCGAGATACTGGCGTAGAAGCCGTTGTCGTCCACGGCTTCGGAGTCAAGATCAAACTTAACTGCCCCAATACTCAGGATGCAAGCATCAGCAGTCGTGGCCAAGGTCTCTGTGTCGATCATCACATGCTTCATAGGTTTCTCGCCGTTAGGTTTATGTGCCCTACCCAAAAGGACAGGGCAACTGGCTTACGCAGCCTCGAGTTCAGGTTTTGGGGCTTTGACAGCTTTGATCGGGGCAGCAACAGGCATAGCCTCCAAAGCAGCCATCTGGGTGGTCAACTTTTCAGTCCCCTTGGCGATAGCAGTGGCAGATTTTTCCGCTTTGAGCACGGCTGTTGCGTAGTCCTTTTGGGCCATAGCAATGGCAGCATCTGCAGCCTTGCGCTTCACGTCAGCTGCTTTCATAGCTTCTTTTACTTCAGCGTCTGCAGCTTTCTTGGCGAGCGCCAAGGCGGCAGCAGCCGCTTTTTGGTCTGCAGTGGCAGCCTTAGCTGCAACAGCCTGGCCTTTGAGCAAAGCCTTGAGGTTGGCAAGCTGAACTTTTTTG